AGGAAATAACCGAACTAGGTCTGGTCTGTATAGATACTTCAAGCCAGCTTATGACGGTCTAGAATATGAAACGATGATCTTTATTGATGAGTTCGGTAGATCAATCATCGAAACACCTAAGACACCAGTTAGGTCAGTTAATGGAGACTGGATAGAAATAGGTGCAAGAGAATTTCTGGAAAACGAACGTGATGCATTACGTGACGATACGCACGCATACGCGGAGTTTGTACGTCAGTTCCCGTTCACACCAGAAGAAGCATTTAGGGTTGAGGTTGGAAACTGTTCATTCGATCCCGAGCTATTATATCAGCAACGTGAGTGGAACGACTTATATGCTGGTAAACTCATATCTCGTGGAAATTTTGTGTGGAAAGATGGTCAATTTGGTGGTGATGTTGAATTCAAACATTCTAGACTCGGAAGATGGAGTGTGGCTTGGGTTCCGGATGAGGCTGATCAGAATGCCAGAGTGTACAGGCTTGGAAAGATATTTCCGGGCAACATGGATATGATCGTATCTGGGTGTGACCCGTATGATCACTCTACCACAACAGACGGAAGGAAGTCTGATGGAGCAGCGTACACGTTTAAGATGTATAATCCGGCTGATGAGAAGAACTCATATATATTTACGTCTGAGTACATCAACCGACCGAAGACCGTGTTTGAGTTCTATGAAGATATACTTAAGCAGTCTATATTCTATGGATGCCAAGTGTTATGTGAGAATAACCGAATAGGTTTAATCAACTGGTTCATAGAGCATGGATTTGAGAACTACCTAATGAAGAGACCAGAAGTGACTCATACATCGAGCAGTAAGTCACAGAGAACTCCTGGTATCCCAACATCCGGAGAAGCCGTAAGGGATTCACTGGTAAGTTCTAGTGAGGCATACGTAGTTGCGTGTTGTGGATACAACTACGAGACAGGCGAAGGCGGAACTGTCTATTTTAATAAACTTGTAGACGATTGGCTGGTATTTGATGCTAATGATTGGCAGAAGTATGATGCAACCGTAGCGGCAGGTTTAACATTACTTGCATCGCGGAAAGTCATTCAGAAACCCGAGCAGATTAACTTAGGTATGCAGCTGGTTCGTAGATACAATAATAGCGGTAGCAGGTCTACCATTATTAATCCGAACGATCAGAAAGGATTACCCGTTAGAATAAGAGAATAAAAATGGCAAAAGTAGAAAAGTTTACTGGCTACCCTAACCCGTTAGCTAAAGAATCAGAGAAGGCTCAACCTGAATATGGTAGAAGGTATTTCAAATCGATGTACCGTGATTGGGCAGGTGAGAACGAAGTATTGTTAAGATCACGTAGAATGAGATGGCAATCAGCTAGAGACTACGCTGGTGGTAAGCAATCTATTCAAATATACAAAGACTTATTAAACGTAGAAGGTAGTGAGTCTTTCGTAAACCTTGATTGGAAAATCGTACCGATCATACCGAAATTCGTTGATATCATTGTAAATAGTTTAACGAACGCGGATTACAAAATACATGCAAGTGCTATCGATCCAGTAGCTACAGATAAGCGTAAGAGTGATGAGTTACGCATGAAGACTAATATGCTCATGAAGGAGATCAACGAAGAGCTTCAGGAGCTTACTGGTTTGCCTATGATAAACAAGGATGAGTTCGCCCCTGGCTCGATGGAAGAGCTTGAAATATACATGGAACTTACTTATAAACAGGCAATTGAACTCGCTATCGAGCAGGGGTTGATACTTGCCATGTCTATTAATGAGTGGAAGGAAATTGCTAAGCGTGTTATCCGAGATCTAGTTGTTATTGGTATCGGTGCGGTTAAGACCGAAGTTGATCATCGCGGTGTAATCATAAGATACGTTGATCCAATGTATTTGGTAACATCATACTCTGACGATCCGGATTTTCAGAAAATAAGTCATGCTGGTGAGATCAGAAGAATTACTATGTCAGCACTTAAGGCTGAGGCTGGTAATCAGTTTACACAAACAGAATATGAGGTAATAGCTAAGAAGTTCGCTGGTAAGCTTGGTAACTCTAAGAAGTTCAGGATAATACCGAATATAGTCAACGGTCTTGAGTATTATGATTATGACAACTTCCTGATTGATATCATGGATGCTCAGTTTATTGTACCTAATGAATTGCGTTACGAGAAGCAGGGAAATAGATATGGTACTAGCTCAGTTAATTACAGGAAAGAGGATTACGTACCTTCTAAGAAGAGTAAGTACGAGCGTAAGATGATTACTACATCATACGAATGTAAGTATGTTGGGAAGTGGATTATAAATTCTGAATTTTCGTTCGACTACAAAAAGGCTACTAATCAATCTCGTGCTAATTCAAGTCTACATAAGACTAAACTGGATTATATCATCTATGCTCCGGATATCAACTTCATGCATAATCAGAGTTTATGTGAGCGTATGATACCGTTTGGGGATCAGATTCAGCTTACTCACCTGAAACTACAGCATTTATCAGCTAAGGCTAGACCGAAGGGGCTGGCTATGGAGGTTGGTTCTATAGAGAACGTACCGAATGGTAAAGGTGGAGTATTCTCTCCGCTTGGTGTTCAGGATGTACTTGACCAGACTGGTGTATACTATTACAGACAGATAATGGATGATGGTTCTCCATCTGTGGCAAGACCGATTACGGAGCTTGATGGTGGGGTTGGAAGTGCCTTGTCTGAATTACTGGCACTATATGACTACAACCTAAACCGTTTACGTGATGTGACTGGTGTTAATGAAGCCAGAGATGGAAACCTTCCGAGCAAAGATTCTGTTGTTGGGGTAGCTAAACTGAACTTAATTGCGTCTAATAACGCGACACGTTCAATTAATGATGCTTATCTGAACATATACAGGCGTATGTCTGAGTCTTCTATCCTTAAGATACAAGATCTTGTTAAGTATAACAGACCGTATCAGGGATATATTAATGCTATCGGGCAGACAGCGATGGATGCTATTAGCGTTACTAAGGATGTTTCTCTGCACGAGTTCGGTATTATAATCGAGGCTGAGCCGGATGAAATCGATAAGGATAGGCTTGAGGCTAATATCCAACAGGCATTATCTAAGGATACGCTGAGGATTGAAGATGCCGAGATGTTAAGAAGTATTAAGAACATGAAATTAGCTAACAGGTTGCTGGTTCTGCGTAGAAAAAAATACATGGAAGAACAGGCGGCTATAGCAGCTAAAAACTCTCAGGATAATACCGAGGCAGCTCAGGTCGCATTACAGCAAGCCGCTGAGGCTAAGATATATGAGGCTGAAGCTTTACTGCAGAAAAACAATGAGGCTTTATCTGAGGAATTAGCTATAAAAGATGAGTATGAAGAGAAGAAACATATACGTAAGCTTGCAGAAATAGAGAAGCTAAATGAGGGTAAAGTAGATGTTGCCGAAGTAAATAAAGAACAAAAATCATAAATAAATTTGGAATTGTCAAAAAAAATGATTATCTTTGTACCCGAAATAAGATATTCAGATCTTTTATTCTTTTAAATGTAATACAATACAATTATGCCAGAAGATCCTATTGCAGATGCGATGCGACAAGCCGGAGGCTTTGTAGCACCTAAAGATAATGATCCTGTTGATCCGAAACCTGCTGACCCAGTTGATCCGGTTGATCCGAAACCAGCTGACCCAGTAGATCCGAAACCAGCAGATCCGGTCGACCCAAAACCTGCTGATCCAGTAGATCCGGTCGATCCAAAAGCAGACCCAGTTGATCCGGTCGATCCAGCAAGCGCAGTTGGAAAGATAATTATTCCGGAGCCACCTGTGGTTCAAGGAGATGAATTTGACAAACTATTAGCTGAACGCAGCAAAGGTCGTTTTAAAAATTTATCCGATATTGATAATGCTCTTGAAGCAGCACCTAAGAACGCTTTTGTTAACGAACAAATAGCAAAGGCAAATGAATACATTCAACAAGGTGGCACTTTTCAAGATTTTGCTCGCACACAGACGATAGACTACGTGAAGATGCCAGATCTTGACATCATCAAAGAAGGCTACGCGTTATCAGATCCGAATCTCTCAGCCGATGAAGTGCAGTTACTTGCGGAGGAAGAATATGGGGTTAGTGAGAATGCCTCGGAGCGAGAAAAGAGTTTAGCTCAAATAAGGCTTAAGCGGGATGCAACAAAATCCAGGCAAGCTTTAGTAGAGCATCAATCAAAATGGGCTGTGCCTCAAGCCAGCGATGAAGATATCGCAGCTGCCAGAACGGCAGAAGGAGAGCAGTGGGTAGCCGATCTATCGCAAGCGGTAGATGGTATCGATAAAGTTGATTTCGTATTGAACGAAAAAGATACTTTCCCTTTTGAAGTGAGTGCCGAAGCCAAAACGGCTATCAAGGAACAGTATGCGGATGTTCGCAAGTTTTTCTTGAGGTACAGGAAGGAAGATGGTTCCTCTGATACACAGGCATTTGTGAAGGATATGTTGATATTGAACAATTTCGAACACATCCTAAGATCAGCAGCTTCATTTAATAAAGGGCAGGGTATCGAGCAAGTAGTTGATCAAATCAAGAATCCTGACTTTAAAGGAGAGAATGTACAGAAACCAACAGACGGCAAACTTACTATTCAAGAACAAGCGGCACGAAAATTTTACGGATTAACATAAAATAACCTAATAACAAAATAATAAGATGAGTTTTTTCAGCGCGTCACCTTCAATGGTGCAACAAACAACAACTGAGAACTATGTTTCTTCAGTTGATTTCCTGAGCGAAATCCATAAGCCCGACATTGGCGAAGTACTGGTAAAAAGGTATGGTGACCAATCGTTGACTGGTTTTATCGATATGCTTGGAGCGAAGAAACCTGTTGCTAACAAAGAATACATCCATTATGAGGAAGATTGGATACACCAAGTATTCACTGTTAAGTCGACAGTTCTAAACACAGACAACACGATCACAGGTGGTTATGTAGCGGAAGTTACATTAACTGACGATGCTGGTACTTCTCAGGATGAGAAAGACTACCATTTCCTGCGTGCGAATAACATAGTTGAGTTCGAAAACGGTCAAGTTGCTCTTGTAGCTTCTATTGCTGTTGGAACAACTGTAACTAGTGCAACTGGATATACGCCAGAAGCTATCGGTGGTACTGTAACTGCAGCTGCAGACAAGGTATACATTGAGGTTCTGACTTATGACGGTCTCAGCGCTGATTGGGCAAACATATCAGCAAAA